AGAGGTCAAGGGGAGAAAGGACGCAAAGAGCAGGCAGCAGTTACGCCTGTTTCAGGCTCAATACCCAAGCGAAATACTACATCTTTTAACCACCAGCTCACCCGACTTTTTACGGCGTGCCTTGATCGGGCGGTTGTGGGCTGAAAAAAACAACATACAATGGACAACAACACCTTAGACATGTTCCCTCCAAGCGTGGAGGGAATTATTGAACGCAAAGACGCAGTACTAAAAGCACTTGCAATGCTTGATGTGTTGCAAGAACAAAAGCGGCTATCAAATGCCGAGTACCAAACGCAAATCAAGACGCAAAAATTCCACTTACAGACCAATATGGATTGGTTGAAAAGTAAGGGCATAATTAGCCTTGAAGAAGAAGAAATGCCGAACATGGAAGGAATAGAGCTTTCGTATAAAGCCTATTAGTACATACTTATCCACTTGCTGCAAAGCGAGCAGACCCCAGAGGCTTATCCCGTAAGGTATTAAGTACGGATAAGTACTAACCCGAACTACGATGCAAATGTGTTATTTTCCAGCTGTACCCCGATGGACGAAACTTCGGAGCGGTGTATTTTGATCAATCGCGACTCTATATTGTGCAAAAAGAAACCTTGACCCGCTTACTTGAGTACTTTAATAACTAACCAGTTGTTAGGCACTGTTTTTAACCTGTAAGCGGGTTTTATTACCACTTTAAAATACAAACAATGAAGCCATCTGTATTCCCATTTGCATTGCTTGGTGCATTAGCTATGCAAGACGCAAAAAGTTTCCCCGACCAACACGACAACCGAGCGGATAGAATTTACACAAAACTGCCGCTAAGCAAAACAGCCTAAATTATCCATACAAGCAAATCCTTACTAAAATTTACAATAAATCATAATGGCAAAAGAAGTAACGCCCAAAGGGTACGAAATAGAGCGGCTATTTTTTGACTTAATCGCTGAAAATGAAGCAATTAGAAGTAAAGTAAAATCTTACCATAGCTCCTTACATAGGTATCTTGTTTTTTTGTGTAACAAATTTTATTGGAAAAACCCAATAGATGTACATACGTCCGAAGCAATGCTATATTCGGGTATTGGTGACTATAGGACGTACAAACAGGCGTTACAAGATATCTCGGAATGGGGCTTGATAATTTGGGTATTTCAAACTAAAAACCAATGGCGGGCTAACAAAGTGCACATTTGCTTTGGTGAAATTACAAAAGTAAATAGGGGTAATCTTGAACAAGAATACAAAGACGCTTTGGTAAATTCCCAAAAGCACCCCAAAAGCACCCCCGAAGCATTACAAAAGCACCCCAAAAGCACCCCCGTCTACAGTAAACAAGAAAAAACAAGTAAACTTAATAAACTCTCTCAAACAGACGAGAGAGAAATTTCAGAAATTTTAGATAGTGAAGAGGGTAACGATACACCACTAATCACCCCGAAAAATCAAGGCAAAAAAAAGGGGGCGGGCGGCGGCGATTTAAAAACTGATATTATTAAATATTTTGTAGCTAACAATTGGAGCGAAGCCTTAGCGGTAAAATATTACGACACTTACGCCGCTACCAACTGGACACACAACGGCGAAAAAATTAAAAGTTGGCAAGCATTCGCAAAAGGCTTTATCGATAAGCAGCCGAGCCAACCGCAAACAACATCTACTTATCGCGGCATCGAACCGCCGCCAAACTTTTGGTAAATCATGGAACAACAAAGATATCTGCCGGGCGAAACGTTGATGGACGTGTTTATACGCCGCAAAAAAGAAAAAGGCGTAATAGCAGAGCCGACACCCGAACAAAAGGAGGCGATGCAAAAGTATTGGGCAACTTGTTACGAAGATATTGCCAGTATCGAACTGGCAAGCCTTAAGCAGGCGAAATTGTACATGTGGCAACGGTTTAAGGAATTGCACCCAAATCGCCAATTTTCGCCAAACGAACTATACCCCGTATTGTCTTACTACGCTTCGCAAGATGATGCGTTTTTAGCAGCTAAAACAGCTAACGATGCAGATACTGCCTTTACTAAAGGTATTGCCATTGTAGGTAGTTATGGCGTAGGCAAAAGCACCTTGTTAAAGTGTATTAAGCAGATGCCAAAGGGTTGCGGGCTGTACCTGCACAACGGTTACACCCATTACTTAGATGCAAGCCAGTTCGCCACGGACTACCAAGAGAGCGGCATTGATGTTTTTGACCGTTGGAAAAACAAAGAGGTTTTGTTTATCGACGATGTTGGCGAGGAGCCACAGGTCAAGTACTACGGCAATGGCTATCCGATTGTCGCACAGCTACTCAAATACCGATACGAAAAACGATTGGTAACGCACATTACAAGTAACAAGTCACCCGCTGAATTGGGAGCTATGTATGGCGAGGGAGTGAAAGACCGATTGAAGGAGATGTTTAACTTCTTTTGGTGGGGGGGGTCATCTAAAAGATAGAGCAATAAAGTAAAAACAAACAAAAGTATTTCACCAATGATACTAGTAATAGACCTGTTTTGTGGCTTTGGCGGCGTAACCTACGCAATGGAAAATTGCAAAGAGGTAAAGGTTATTGCAGCAGTCAATCACGACCCAAAGGCGATAATGTGCCACGCCCAAAACCACCCCAACGTAAAGCAATTCAACGAAGATATAAGGTGCCTTAACCTAAGCGAGCTAAACTTGCTTGTTGAAAGTGCCAAGAAAGACCACCCAAAAGCCAAACTATGTATATGGGCGAGTATTGAATGTACTAACTTTTCAGTTGCCAAAGGCGGTAAGCCACGCGATGCCGACAGCAGAACACTTGCCGAACACCTAAACAGGTATGTAGAGGGGCTTAATCCCGACTACCTTATGATTGAAAATGTAAGGGAGTTCATGTCGTGGGGCAGTCTTCATGAAGACGGAAAACCCAAACACGACAAGCAAGGTTGCGACTATTTCAGGTGGTGCAACTCGATACAAGCACTAGGCTACAACTACGACTACCGAATATTGGACGCGGCAGATTACGGAGCCTACACATCACGTGTTCGCTACTTCGGTATCTTTGCTAAGCACGGACTAACAATAGCCTTCCCAAGAGCTACACACGCAAAACGCACCAAAATTGCCAATAGCCCCGCCGATGGGCTATTCAGCAACAAGCTACTGCCGCACAAGCCGGTAAGTGATGTGCTTGACCTGAAAGACTACGGCTCGTCCGTATTCCTGCCAGGACGTATCAAGTCAGAGAAAACATTCCTTCGCATTGAGGCAGGAATTAGAAAGCACATCACTAACAATTTCGTTATTCAGCACAATAGCGGAGGCGATAGCAGCAAGTGCCACAGCCTCAATAAGCCAAGCCCAAGCGTAACCACGTCGCCTACATTAGGCTTAGTAACGCCAATGCTTATGGCGTACTACGGAAGCAGCAACCACAACACAAACACGATAGACACCCCATTACGCACCATAACCACTAAGGATAGGTCCGCTCTTGTAACACCATCATTCATTAGCTCTTCGTTTGGCTGCCCACTATTAGGGCAGATAAGGACAAGGGGTATAGACGATGCAGCACCAACTATTACTACCCATGCTCGCAATAACTTAGTGTCGTTACAGTTCGTGCATTCAGAGTATAGCGGTGGTGGCAACTATTCTAGCATCGAAAACCCGATTGGCTCATTACTATGCACACCCAAACAAAACCTTGTAACATTAAGCCGCAAACAGGCGGCACTTGTTATAGACACGCCCGCAAAACAAAAGCTCTATAACACCATGATAGAGTATGGCATCGAAGATGTGTATATGCGTATGCTTAATGTTGGCGAGCTAATGCGAATAATGGGCTTCCCGAAAACCTACAAGATGCCAAAGAGCCAAACGCTTGCAAAGAAATTCATCGGTAACTCGGTTGCTGTGCCGGTGGTGGAGCAGTTAACCAAAAACTTAATTAACTATAAATCACAAACATGAGCATCTCAAAAGAAAAAAACAATGGCGAGCGTTACAAGGTGCAGGTAACGCTCCAACGCCGAACTTTCAACATGGGTTATTACGACACATACGATGCAGCCGTAGCTGCCAATGATGCAGCCGTCGAAGCCCGAAATAAGGGCATGATGGTATTGGTAAATCACCATGCAAAGCATTCTAAGTCTATGATTGCATCACGCTATCGGGGTACGGACAGCAAGCCCGCAACGGCAACAGCACCCGAAGCCAACACCAACAGCATAACAAAAGAACGTACCGAAGAACAAGCAAAGGCACACGTTTTGAGCGTTATTAGTAGATGGCAGTACGTTAATATGGGGCAACTAAAAAACCACATCAAAGCCGCCTATCTTGACCTTTATAGCTCCGACCTTGACAAGTTAGTTTCGGAACTGGTGAGCGAGGGCACGGTGTTTAAACAAGGCAATCAATACTACATTAAAAAATAACCTTATGCCTCAAATTAAAACACCCTGCACCATGTGTAGTACCATTGGTTGCCCAAAGGCGACCGAGTGCCTACGCAAAACAGCAAGCGTGCCAATGGGTACGCCAAACTACCCATTTACGCCACAAACCTACACGACCGAAGTGTTTTTGTGCAAAGGCTTTTTGCCTATCCCATTAAGTTAATTTTTCATTTTTTGTTGAGAATTATTTTGTTTGTCCCGTTAGGCAGACGGGAGTCGCCTAACGGTTTTAATTCCCTCGAATAAGGGGGAATTAAATTTATAAAATCTTTTACGCAGCCAAATAATTAGTGTATCTTTGCACTGTCATATTCATAGGTGAATTGTTAAAGGGCTGTTAGTTGGGAAACAGCAGCCTTTTATTTTCGATTTATTACATTAACTGAAAATAACAAGTTTCTTATCTTCCATTTCTATCATGGATTGCGACAATAACAGAGTATCACTAATGATGCTTAGTAACACTTTTCCATACTTATTGAGGTTTTTTGTTGTGATTTTGATTTGTGAATATTTGACCCGATGAGCTTTTGCGTGTCGGGTTTTTTATGGATTTATTGTAAAATTTAGACCAATCTAAAATAAAATTTTGATTAGTCTAAAAAATGTAGTAACTTTGTCCGTAAATAATGGTCATGCAAATAGCAGTAAAAACGGAGTGATTTATGAATAACGACCCTATCAAAAAGTCAAAAAAAAAAGCACCAACGCAGAAAAAGACGCGCGGGTGCGTTTGGTGCTTGAGATGCTTAGAGAGGGGTTAGATAGGGTAGTTATATGCAAAAATATGCAAAAATATGCAAAAATAACAGACAATACAATTGACCGTTACATAGCCGAAGCCAAAGTAATTTTAACCGCCGAGCGTGATGAAACGCAAGCCATTGCCAAAAAAGAAAGGCAGGAACGCGAACTAAAAGCACTTGCAAAGATACCAACGCCCGCCGAAATAATGGTAAAGCTATTAGAGGAATTAGATTTAAAGAATCCTATACCGACAGGCTTTGAGTTAAAAATATTAAAGAACGAGCCTACTAACGTACAACGCTTTGCAAGTGAAACACACCGACAATTTATTTTAAAATCGCTTTTAGCGTTTAGCTTAGAAATGGCTAAAACAGCCGAACCTGAAGCAGACGATGACGAACTAACAACCCTCACCAATGAACAGCTTAAAAACATCGCCGAAATTATCAACAAATAAAGAATTGTTAAAGGCGTTATACAAAGGTAGCTTTTACGCTTTTTTTGTTGGTTTTTGGAATTGTATAAGTTCGGAGCAGTTGGTTAGTTCTTGGCACATAGAGGCGTTATGTAACGAGTTACAAGCGATAGGTGAGCGACTGTTTAAGCGCCAAAAGTCACCGTATAACTTAGTCGTGAATGTACCCCCCGGCATGTCTAAGAGTAGCATTTTCAGTATCTTGTTCCCAGCGTGGGTGTGGACACGTGACCCGACACTTCAAATAATATCTGCAAGCTACGAAGGAGAATTAGCAACGGACTTTGCACAGGATAGCAGGCAAAAGGTTATAGGCAGTAGCAGGTATCAAAGTTTGTTTGGCGATGTTTTTACGATACGCCGTGATAGCGATGCAAAAAAAAGCTATAAGAATAACAAGGGCGGTTGGCGCAAAATAGTAGGTACAAAGGGGCATATAACAGGAAAGCACGCACACCTATTCATAATAGATGACCCTATGAACCCCCGAAGCGCCGATAGTGAAGCCGAGCGAACCGCCGTAAATAAATGGCTAAACGAAACAGTACCGAGCCGCAAAACAAGCGAGGCGAGCGTTTTTATATTGGTGATGCAACGACTACACGAAGATGATAGCACCGCTCAATTTCTTACTACATTTCCACATGTTAGGCACATCTGCCTACCCGCTATGTTATCAGATAGCACCACAATAGAATATCAACACAAGTATATTAACGGCTACCTTGACCCGATAAGATTAACCCCCGAAATATGTAAAGACCTACAAAGTAAAAGGGCATGGTCTGGTCAATACATGCAAGCCCCGGCGCCCGATGGAGGTAACATTATAAACCCCGATTGGTTTTTTGAGTTTGATTATTTGCAGGTGTTGAGCGAAGTAAAAGCCGCAAACGAAACAATACAAATAGCGTTCTGTATTGATGGAGCGTACACCGCTAAGACCACAAACGACCCGAGTGTGATTTTAGGTTATTTCACATTCAGAAACAAGCTGTATATTATTGCCCTTAGCGAAGTTTGGTTGGGTTTTTCCGCTTTGCTTGACCATGTGACAGACTTTACAGCCGAACATGGGTATAATGACAATAGTTATTTAAGGATTGAGCCGAAAGCAAACGGCAAGGACCTTATCGACGCACTTGTTAGCCACAAAGGGCTAAACGCTTTTGCATCGAAAAGCCCAACGACCGACAAAATACAACGTGTTCACGCCATTACCCCGATACTACAATCCGAAAGGGTGGGTGTTTTAGCGGGTGCAAAGTGGAGCGAAAAGCTAAAAGAACAAGTAAAGAATTTTCCAAAAGCAACACACGACGATATTGTGGACTGCATAGAAATTGCAGTCCGAGAAGAGCTAACAAATAACAGTTTTATTTATTAAAAAATATGGACATCAAGAAACTACTTGCAACGAAAGAGGGGCGGATTAAGTTGTTACAAGAAATTGTCAAAGAGGCAACAGCCCTGCCACAAGACAAAGAACTAAACAAGCTAATGGAGTTTTGCAACGTGCTTGTAAAGGCGTTTGCAAGTCCGCCGCAAGTTAAAAAGGGCGCGTTTATGGCATTGCAGATGCAAGCCCCCGAACAAAAAAGCGAAAAAGCCAAAGACGATTTAACCGCCGCCATTGCAGCCGTAACCAAAGGAACGGCAACCGACAAAGAAACTATCACCGCCGACAATCTAACAAAAACCAATGATAACGATAAAGATTAACAACATCGAATACAGTTGCCCGACAACATGGGCAGATATTGCGATGCGGCAGTATTTGGCGGTTGTGGCTTTGACTGCCCCCGAAAAGTTTAAGAATTTTATTGCGGGCGACAAGGTCAAATTTAGCCACAAAGAGGTACAAGATAGTTATTCTTATATGGCTAAGGTGGTAGAGGCTTGTTGCGGCGTTCCTTACGAGGTAGGCATGAAACAGCTTAAGGTAACCGATTTGCAGAAACTTTGGTATCACATAGAAAGCACATTAAAATCGGACTATGAATACCAATACGCCATATCCGAAAACGGCACAAAAGCATCGTTTGAATTTGAGGGCAAAACCTACTACCTACCAACTAAGTTAATGACCGAAGAAACGGCAGGCGAGTTGGTGATGGCACAACTTTTACAAGATGGTTGCAAGCAGTTGGAAAACGGCAACTACATTGCCCTAACAAAACTAACCGCCGTACTATGTAGAAAGGCGGGCGAGTGGTACGAGGATTTTGATATAGACCAGCGAGCCGAACACTTTTTAGGCTTGCCAATGGACATACTTTTGTACGTAGGTTTTTTTTTGCAGAGGTTACAAAGGCACTACATACAAGATTTGCAAATATTTACAGCAGTCCAGACTCTGACGAAATTGCGGCAGGTATCGAAAATATCCAAAGAAGCTTTGGTGGGTATATGACATTAAAAAGGATTGCGGAGGCAGGTGTTTTTAACCTGCCGAACATGTCACCGATTAAGGCTGCCGAGCGTGCGCCGCTTTGGGATGCTTGGTACTACCTAAGCAGTTGTACGGCAATAGCAGAGTATCAAAACGAACTAACCGAAATTAAAATAAAACGATAATAATCCGATGGTAGTAACACAACCGCAAAGCCCAACATCTACCATATTTTTACAAGATTGCGTTGAGGGTATGAAACGCTATGCAGACAACCATTTTGATTTGGCTATTGTTGACCCGCCGTATGGGATTGGGATAGTTCAGCAAATGGAAAAAACGGTAGCAAGCAAAAGCTCGATGATGAAAGGAAGTAATGGAATAACTGGCGGCCACTGGGACGATGCTATCCCTAAAAAAGAATACTTTGATGAGCTGAAAAGAATAACAAAAAATCAGATTATATGGGGAGGGAATTATTTTTTAGACTACTTGGGCGCAACTCGTTGTTTCTGCATTTGGGATAAGATGAATGGTACAAACCCAATGGCTGACGCGGAATTAGCATGGACAAGTTTTGAAAGAAGTGTGCGAATGTTCAGAATGCACCATTTTTCCGCAGGTTATGAAAGCAAAATACACCCAACACAAAAACCCGTTGCCTTGTACGAATGGCTTTTAACGAACTACGCCAAGAAAGGACAAAAGATTTTAGACACCCATTTAGGCAGCGGCAGCAGCCGTATTGCAGCCTACAAAAACGGTTACGACTTTACAGCCTTTGAGATAGACCAAGAATATTATGAGGCACAAGAAAAACGCTTTCAAACATTCATAGCACAACAAAGATTGTGGTAAATAAAAACTAAAATAATGGACTTAGTGCAATTTTCAAACTTACTCAATTTGGCGGTTCAGTTTGACCCGACAATACAGAGTTACCAATACGGCTGGACGAGTGATATAAACACAAGCCGACAAAACAACTTTGACCCTACGGGCGAGGTCGGTAAGTTGTACCCGCATTTATTATTTCAACCCCCGACCGTTACCTTTGGGGGTAGCCGCAAATACTACCAATGTAAGTTAATTTTGTTTGACTTATACGGCTACAAAAATAACGCGGGAATGGATACGCGTACAATGGTGGAGGTACATCGTGACCTTACTGAAGCAATTCAGTCTTTGCTTTCATTCCTTACATGGTATGGCGATACATCAACGGCTTTTGAGATAGAGGGAGCAGTTACAGGGCAGCTCGACGGAGTGGCACACGATGACCAATTGTTGTTTTTAGAAATTGATTTTAACCTATGCCTTGTTAGTAATTGTTCGGAGTGGGATTTTGACGGACAAGGCGTACCTGCCGAACTAACAGCATACGAACCGATAACTAAAATAGACCTTGAAAAACAAACAGCGGACAAATGGCAACCATAGCAGCACTTGCAAACGAGATAGGTAAAATTGCCTATCAGTATGTAATAGCCGAATTTAAGGCGCAAGGACACACACTAACAGGCAGTTTTGAGCAACAAGTCGAGTTCAAAGTCGTTGAAACTGTATCAGCATCTTTCAATGCCGATAGTTCCGTCACCACAAAACGCGGGTTACGTATTGACTTTCTTATGCCGTATTATGGGCGATTTGTTGATGCAGGCGTACCCGCAAGCCGCATTCCTTTTACCGACCGAAGGAGCGGGCAGGGCAAAGGAGGCACCTCAAAATACATTGCAGCCCTAACAAGGTACGCCAAACTTCGCATGGGTGCAAGTTCGCAAAAAGAAGCTACAAGCATTGCCTTCGCCATCGCCCGAAAACAAAAAAGAGAGGGTATGCCAACACGAGCCTCAAAGCGGTTTAGCCAAACAGGACTACGAACAGACTTTATCGACCAAAGCCGCGAGGCGATGGAGCGTGAATTGTTAGCCTATGTAAAGGATTACGCCGAAGCCGCAATACAAATTTTATTTCAAAACGCCTTTAAAAACATTTAACATGCCAACGGTAACAACACCAAAGACCAAGCAGGAAGTTATAGATTTTTGCGACTCAATAAACAACAGCTTAGGCGAAGGAGCCGACCGCGTTGTGGTATGGTGCGAAGTGCAAAGCTATGCAACAGGGCAAATTCCTGCTACTTTTTGGGCAGAATATGACGCCCAGAGTGATATCGATAAACAAAAGTCGCTACTAAAAGGGCAAATTGCCGAGTTAGAAGCGTACAAAAGCGGCAGTACCTTTACCGAAGAATTTAATAAAATAAACTAATCATGGCAATTTCAGGCGTAGCATTGCAGTCGCCCGCTTTGGTTAGCGGCTATCCGATAGACACTTATTTTAGCGCCTACCGCCCAATACAATGGGGGTGGGCATTTGTTGCGTCTGCTGGTGAGGAATTGACTAACTTAGTAGTGACTGTTTATAATTCGGCAACAGGGCAGCCGATTACGAAGTACCGTAACGCGTGGAGAAGCAGGACGGTGATAGGCGTTAACACATTGTTTTATTTTTTGCTTGACGTGTCGGCAGCCGCTCAAACATTGGTGGCTCCATTTGGGGGCACGCAAAGCAGTACATTTACAGGCTTCAACACTACTAACTTAGCAAATATTTACATCACCGTCCAAGCCGAATACAAAGCGGGGGGCAGTCTATTTGTGTCACTAGACCCCACCATATACTCAACGGAACCCGAACCGACCACCGTTACCAACTCGGCGAGCAATGCCGACCTAGTACTATATCCCGTAGGCGGGGGAGGATTGTATTTTGCGGGAGTGCTAGCAGTAGGGCAGTTTTGGGGGGAAAATGGGCAATTTTCTAATCCTTATTACGGGAATTGGTTGAGCGACATTCCCACAAAGGGCAATTTGACTTGTTCGGACTATAAAAGCTACTTAGCCTACACTTGCCCAAATACAAGTTTCTACGTTGTGGAGGTTACAAAGCCAGACGGCACGGTAACGACAACAACCGTTGCTGCTTTTGCAGCGGGCTTGTACATTCACGTTCCGACCGATGTTTTTACACTCAACGACCTATATACTTTGGGCATTGCGGTAGGCGATACTTACACGTGCCAAATTAAGTGTATCGTTGGTGTGCTTACAGGCTTTACGCCTCCTATTGAATATAAAGTAGTAGAATGTTGCGACCCTTACCGCAAAGGTATTGCACTATCTTTTATGAATAAGTACGGCGTTGCCGATACTGTTCTACTAACAGGCGAAATAAACCGAACACAAACCGCAAAAAGCGATACCGCTGCCGTACCATTATTGCACAACCAAACGACACACGCCTTTGAGGTGTCGGGCGCTGGTGCAATACGTTACAACGTGATAGGCGAACAAGGTTTTGCCGTGGTGACACAATTGACCAACAAGCAAGCCATGTGGCTCCGCGACCTGCTCCGCTCGCCCGAAGCCTATTATAATATACCTTACTCTATGCGCGGTTGGTACGAAAGGCAAGCCGTAATTATAGACGATGTTACTCAAAAGGTTTCGCAAAGCGGCACAGGTTTAGTTGATTTTTCGTTTAGTTTCCGTATGGCTAATGCAGATATAGTCCAAATCCCATAGTATGAAAATTGAATTTTATATAGGCACGCAATTAGTAGATACGTTACCCGACTTTAACGCTCAAATTGTTTTAGGCATTGAAACCTTAAACGGCGTAACTTCGGGCGCGTATGGCAAGCGGGCTATTAAATTGCCCTACACTAAAAAGAACGCTGCTATCTTTCAACAATGGGCGGCGCCTATGCAGGTTGAGGATAACCAATACCATTTGCAACAACGCCCTTGTTATATCGCCATAAACGGCATAACAACGTTTAAGGGCATGGCACAACTAAGCGGCATTGACCTAATCGGAAAACGCAGCCAAAGGCAAGGCGTAACAATTAGTGTTGACTTAATCGGCAATAATGCCGTTTGGATAGAGGAGGCGAAAACAAAGCGGGTGCGAGATTTGACATGGTACGATGCAGATCACAGATTGACTGATATAGGCGTGACGGCAGGTATTACTGCCAGCGATGCCGACATTGATACATACGGTTACGCCCTAATTAAATTTAGGGAATGGGCAAACCCAAACCATGTTTTGATAGACGAGTTTACAAACTTTCTCTATGTTAAACACATGTTAGAAAAGTTTTTTGAACTTTACGGCTACACAATACAGGGTAATTTCTTTGAAACGGATTTTGCAAAGCGGTTGATAATTGCGATACCTATCAACCCTGATACAAGTGAGTATTCGGCGAGGCATATTATGAAAGGCAGCCTACCCGCAACGCAAACAATCACCGTAGGAGCTCCTGGTCCTAATGTGATAATCGATTTTACAGGCGGCATAAATGACCCATCTGGACACTACAATACAACGCAATTAGGCTACGCCCTTGACGATGTTGGAACGTTCACTGTAACCCTAAAAGTAACCGTAACAAATACACTAAACAATACAGTTGCGGGAACAATATCCCTCACAATACAAGTGGGCACAACTTCGCCTTACACCCTCGTCACGTTTTACCCCGATGTTACAACAGTATTCCCGCCTGCCGATCCTGCCACTTATTACGCCACATTTACCATTCCGATAACAGATGCGGAGCTTGGTAATTACTTAATACCTTACATTCGTTTCGATGGTGATTATATCAACAACGCCGACATATTGGCGGAGATAGAAATAATCTACCTAAAGCAATACCTTATAGGAGCAAGCATTCAATTCGCTGAAATTATACCCAAATCATGGGTAATTGCGGACTTGTTCAAAGGCTTATCGGAATGCTTTAACCTTGTTTTTGATACCGACCCCGAAGCCCAAACGGTACTAATTGAATGCCGCGATGATTGGTACGAAACCCAAAGACTACCAACGCCGCAAAAGGTTTTTCATACAGGCTATTATGGTGCAACACAAAGAGACCGAAGCCTATTGCGTGACTTCACAAAGGAGGCACAGATAAGTTTTGATACGCCGTTTCGTAGGTACGCCCAAAACTACAAAGTAGATGACCCGACGGTCGAAGCCTTAAACGCTACGACCGTTCCGAAAATTTACGAAAATATTTCGCACCTAAACGAGGTGGGATTTGGCACCGAAGAAGTAGAAAATAGCTTTTTCGCGACTACGATACACAACCCAGAGCCTGCTATTATTTCTCCAACAAGTACCGTTACGCCGATAGTGCCAATGGTGTACGGCGTTAATCACCTAACAGAAACCACAACAGACGGCGGATATAATGAAACGCCCCGGCTATTGTTTTGGGCAGGGCAAAACGCAATTTATGGCGCTATAAATGTAGATTTTAGCGGTGTGATAACCGACACTTTGTTACCTTGTTCGTTTGTATTTAATACGGGTGATGTGTCGGGAGGCTTTGACCCTTGTTTATCTTATAGTGACCAACGGTTAAATAATGGAAATATAGCAACAGGATTGAGTAATGTTTTTTACTCAAAAGAGATAGCACGTATCGGTCAGTTTTACACCTTGACCGAGTACATACTGCTATCCATTATTGACATAGTGAACTTTAAATTCAATGAAATTTGGTACATTGACGGCGTTAAATACATACCTACAAAGATAGAGTACAACCCATTGGGCACTGCCGCAAAGGTAGTATTACGCCCCGATGCAGACCTAACGTTACCCGAGAATCAAGTGCCTAATTTGCGCATCGGAGGTATGGCTTTTGGTAGTGCAGCAGCGTTCCAAGCGTTCCTAATTACCAAAGGAAACCCGACCGCAACGGTAACAAGTTACACGGATAACGGCGACGGAACCGAAACGTTTGCGGTTGGCGGCTTTACGTCTTTTGCGGCGCATACCTTTGAGATCGAAACCGATTTAACAAGTTTTGAAGATTTGACGGGGTGGGTGACATACTTAGGCGCGTATTGCTTTAATGCTTGTATCAATTTAACCCTTTTTGTTGGCAATAATGTGTCGGGTATGGCAAATGCCGTGTTTATTCAAACGGGGCTAACCTTTATAAATCTGCCCAGTTGCGTAACTATGTTGATAGGCGTTTTTGCATCGTGTCCAAGTTTGGCTACAATTATTTTACCGCTTTGTTCTAATTTAGGTTCGACAGTGGGCGATGATAATGTGTTCTTAACCATTAACAGTTTGCAGCCCGTCGTACTTACAGTACCGATATCGCTACAAACATGTGACGCGGGCAACCCCGATGGAGATATTGTTTATTTATTAGCTACTAATCCGTTTAGTACAATTCTTTACGTGTAGGCAAAACCCAAACCAAAACCAAACTATGGCAACAAATAAAGTTATCGGATTTAGCATCGAGGTGGTAGGCGATGAGCGCATTATCAAAACCCTTGAACAACTAAAATCCGAAATAAAAAGCACCGAAGCCGAATTTAGCAAAGCGGAATTTGGCAGCCAAAAGTACAAAGAGTTAGAGAGTACACTTGGCGTGCTTAAAGCCAAGCAGGCAGATTTGCGAGCGGAGCAAAAGAAAACCCAAACCGAATTTGCGGCAACAAAATTCGATGTGGGCAGTTACCGCGCCCTAAATGCCGAATTGGTGAAACTGCGCGCTGGATTTAAAGAGCTGAGCGAAGCCGACAGAGAGGGGGCAGTAGGTAAAGAGATGTTGAAAAACATACAAGTCCTTGACCAAAAACTAAAAGGCATTGATGCCGAAATTGGGCAGTTTCAGCGTAACGTAGGCGACTACGAAAACGCCGTAACACGTGCCTTTGCAAAGATTGGTGATAAAGGCGAAGTTGAAAAACGGTTTAAAAACCTACAAAAAGAAGCCAAAGAAGCCAACAACGAAGCCGAAAGGTTAGGAGCAGCCGTAAAGAAAGCCCGCAAAGAAGCAGACCCAAATTTAGAAGCCATTGAAAAGTCGTTTGTTGAGGCAACCGATGCAGCCGAAAAATTGAATAAAGAGGCGGGCAAGTTAGGCGAGGAGTTTCCAACGAATGCTAAAATATTTAAATCAAGCATAACGGGGCTTATCCCTGGACTTGACGATGCGATACAACAGTTTGACGGACTTGCAACCGCTTCGGGCTTTGCGGGTAAAGCAATGGCAGGGGCGTTTATCGGTTTTGCGGCAGCAGGTGCAGCCTTTGCAGGGGTGCAAGCAATTGGTGAGATTACCAAAGAATTTACCAAATTGCGTACCGAAGCAACAGTCTTGACCGATGCAACAGGCAAAGAACTTGACAAACTAACAGTGTCGGTAAAAACCACATCGGAGGTTTTCCAAACGGATTATGTAGATGTGCTAAGGGCAACAAACGCCCTTAGTAAAAACTTCAACCTCACCCTCGAAGAAAGCAGTCGTTTAATAGAAGAGTTTCAACTTGCCGGCGGTTTAATTACGGACGACAGCATTAAACAAATTGAGGAGTATTCGTCTGTTTTAGGCGATGCAAACGTAAAAGCCGAAGACCTATTAATCATTATTGAACTGTCCGCAAAAAGCGGACAGTTCAACGACTTTGGGGTTGATGCTTTTAAGGAATTTAGCATAAGGCTAAACACGGACGGTAAAAAGATAGCCGCCGCCCTTAAAGAAATAGAGCGCCAAACAGGAACAACCTTTGCCGATAAACTTGTTAATGATGTGGAGAAAGGAGCCATCGGCACGACCGAAGCCCTAACCGTAATTACAAAGGAGCTTGAAAAATTACCCATAAAATCGCAACCAGTTAAAAAAGCACTTAGCGAAATATTTGGCAGTAAAGGCGAAGATGTGAGCGCGCAGTTCCTTACGCAATTGTCGAAAGTTGGTGGCGGGCTTGATAGTCTAATCGACAAAGATAACAAGTACACAATTGCCCTACGTGGACAAATAAAAGTAACCGCAGACCTAAACGAAGCTAAAAACGAGCTAACAAAACGCTTTGAAGGTTTAGTTGCGGCAAGCGATAACGCCACAACGCAAATACAAACAGGGCTAATTAAAGCACTTGTTTATTTGTATGATAGCCTTGCACCAGTTACGGCGGGGCTGTTTGATATGTTAAAAGGATTGTACGAAGCAGCAAAAGCAGCCCCGATAATTGAAAAGCCTATAATGTTTTTAGCACAAGCATTTGCGGCGTTTTTTGATGGTTTAAAATTCATACCCGCCCAACTTGTTGCTATTGACGCGGCGATGCAAGTATTAGAAAGTCGTATCGATGCGACATGGGGTAAAATAACAACTAAGGCGGATATATTAGCAAAAAAAGCTATTGCACTACTAACCTTTAACCCCGATACCAAAGCGGCGCTTGCAAAAGATATTGCGATTTTAGAAGATAAATTAAAAATTATTGATAGGTTCGCAGCCGAAAAAGGTAAAACATTAGGAGATATTTATACCGAAACGCTAAAAGAACAGTATAAAAAAGTAGAGGAATTTACCAAAAAACCTATCACCGCTCCGCCCATTAAGCCGTCAAAAGCACCTAATCAATTAGGAGAAACGGCAGCAGCAGCGGTAAAAAAGGAAACCGAATCCCTCAAAAGGGAGCAGGATAAACAAGCCGAACAACAAGCCAAAGCACGGGAGGATGCGCTCAAGGCGGAGCAAGATTTTGCGGACAAAAAACGCCAAATATTACTCGACCTAAACCGCGAAATAATAGCCGAACAATTGACTATCATGGCAGACGGCAAAGCCAAAGAATTGCAAGCCGAACAAAACCGAACCGATGCGGTAACGGCTGCACAAAAAGAACGCCTTAATGCCTACCAAAAAAGCCTAAAAGAGGCAGTCGAAAAAATCAAAGCAGACTTAGGCAAGGATAGCAACGAATATAAAAACTTTGTTGCACAATCGCAAAAAGATGTGGCGGAGGTAATGGCGCAAAGTAACTTATTGCTTGAAACCGAAGCCGAACAGCACCGCCAAAACATACAAGAGATAGACACAAAGTACAACAATTCCGATTACAAGGCATTGTTAGAGTCGCAAGCCCGCGAGTTAAACGCCATAGACGAAGCTCGTAAATTACAGGAGCTACAACTTGCCGAACAGCGAGCTAAAGCCGAAACAGGACAAACCCCAGATGCAGCCGCAAAAATTGGCGTTACATTCGACACCAAAGAATACGAACTGCAAAAGGCTAAACTACTTGAAAAGGTAGCGGCGCTGGATAAAGAATTATTCGACCTGCAAAGCCAAGCACCAAGCAGCCCATTTATAAGCGATGCCGATATTGACGCGGTGGTGTTGGCTAAACAGCAGCTAAACACAGAGCTTGCCGAACTTGAAAAACAGCAGACTGAAACGGTACAAGAACAAGCAAACCAACGAGCGCAATTAAGAGAACAAGAATATCAACAGGCGGGAGAGATAGCACTTGCGGCGCTTGATTTTATTGGGCAATTAGCACAACAGCAAGACGAAGCCGAAGCCGAACAAATACAAAATAGGCTAACCGCAAAAGAACAAGAAATTGCAACAATAGAGGAAAAGCTGCAAACGGCAAGCGGGCTGCAAAAAGAGGCATTGCAAAACCAACTTGACGAAGAGTTGGCAGCACAAAAGGCTGTAGAAAAAGAACAAGCCGACCTTGAAAGAAAAGCCGCAAAAAGGCAAAAAGCGATAAGCATAATTCAGTCACTAATAAATACCGCCTTGGCTATTTCGGGCGCTTTGGCTGCCCCGCCATTTTTCCCGCTAAACACTCCGTCCGTAATTACTGCCGGCGTATTAGGTGCGATACAAACAGCAGCGATAATAGCACAACCTTTGGCAACAGGTGGCGTGGTTAAGGGCGTTCCAAACATTGCACAACTACCAAACGGAGATAACGTTTTTACTACGCTACGAATTGGCGAAGTGGTAATGAACGAAGCACAACAAACTACTTTACGAGCCATTGCGGGCGGTGATATTTTCAGCCGCATTAAGATACCGGGCTTTGCGGCAGGTGGTGTAGTAGGCGGCACATCTGCCATACCTACCAATTTGCCATACACCACAACGGCGGCAGCCGATAACAACCTAAGTATATTTGCAGCCCAAACCGAAGCGGCTATTTTAGCCCTTGACCGCAAAACAGATGCTATCTACAATAGTGTCGTAACGCTAAAAGTAGGGCTTGATACAGACGAATTAACCGCCGTACAAGGTGAAGAAGCACGATTAAGAAAAAAAGCTACATTATGAGCCACAGAATTTACGACCGATTACCAGAAACTTTACGCCCGAAGTTGATAGAAACTTACGAGGCAAGTATGCCGTTATTCCCGAAGCCGCCCCACATGATTAACTACTTTTTTGAGGTGTATAATAATTACTTTAATTTGCAATACGCCCGAAGTGGTGAGGCAGAAGACCTCGAAGACGTGACTTGTTCAAATTGTAGGGTAAAAGTTGATAGCCACATTTGGAGGGCGATAAACTATTATAAAACATTGTAACATGTGCGTACTAAATGAATTTGCGGCAGACCTAACAGCCCGCTTTGCTAACCATATTGCCCAAACAAACGAGCAAGCAACGACCGAAAGCTTTTTGCGGTTTTTGCTTGCTATTGGTGTGGTGCATAGAGATACGCCCCGATATTATATGGTAGTGAGGCAGTACCCCTACGAACTTTATAGGGAAAACGCACGCCGATTTGTGGCGGTGCAAAAGCTATCTGTTGCCTACGATGTGTCGGAGCGTAAAATTTACGACCTACTAAGCACAAATAACAAAAAAAGTAGTATTAAAATGTGCAATAAGTAACAGCTCAAACGACTGTATCTTTGCACTATTATAACCCACATAAAAAAATGACTAAAAAATACGATATAAAAAACGCCTTAAATGGAGATGCCGAAATTGATATTTTTGGCGACATAGACTCGTGGTGGGGGTATAATCTTAACCAATTAAGGCGGGAATTATCGGCTACACAAGGCAGCGAAATAACGGTAAATATTAGTACTTACGGAGGTGATGTTTTTGAGGCGTTGGCAATTGGCGGTGTGCTTGAAAGTTTGCAAAAAAATGTTACTACCATTGGTTACGGACTTGTTGCATCAGCGGGAACAGTTATTTTGTTAGCGGGCAAAAAGCGTAAAATGGCTGCAAATTCGTTTTTTATGATACATAATCCTACTGCTGTAACAGGTGGAGAGGCAAGCGAAATGCGAAAAACAGCCGATTTGCTTGATAAAATCCAAACGCAATTAGTAGATATTTATGTGACTGCAATAGAAAAAAGTGGCAAGTTAATCGATGGAGACCGAGACGTAACCGCAAAAAAAGTACAAAAATGGGTAGAGAATGAAACTTGGTTCGCCGCCGACGAAGCACTACAATACGGCTTTATTGACGAAATAACCGAACCTGTTGAGTTTATCACGCCCACAACAGCAACCGAAATAAAAAACAGTATCGCGGCGTACAAAAAAGTACCCGCTCAAATAACCAATAAAATTTCAGAAATGGAAAACCCAAAAGAAAATACGAACACCAACAACAACGGTGGCATTATTGAGGCTATTAAAAACCTTTTTGTGTCGGCGGGCTTGATTAAAAACGAAGCTGATACGGTGGCGGACGCACCTAAGCCCGAAACAAAGACAACCGAATTTGTTTCAGAATCAGTCATACCAGCAGCAGCTGAATCCGAAAGTAAGGTAGACGAAACGCAAGCTATTCAAAAAGAAAAAGCCGAACTACTCGAGAAATTCGAGCAGTTGACAAAAAAGGTTGCCGACCTTGAAGCCGCAAAGCCTCAGTCGTTGTTGGCGCGTACGCCAGAGCCTGCTCAGGCAGCAAAAAACACAATCCCCAAAGACGAAGCCGAACAATGGGGCAAACTTATTAACCCAATCCTTAACAAACTAAACTAAACCCATATCATGGCAGTAGGATACTTACTGAACAGCTACTCAAAAGCAGCCGACAAAACAGAATTTGATATTACGATCGCCGAACGCTCGAACCCCTTTGCGGCGTTGTACAACGGTGTAAAATTATACGTCCACAAAGATGCTTGCTGTTCGTGTGGCGAAACGAGCGTTCCGAATGTGGCATTTAGCTGGACGCGCGGCACTAAAAGCGGTGTTCCTTACTTGTCGATACTTATGGTTGATGGTGATCAGTACGCCACAGACCAAATCGCAAATGTAGGCTACCTTGTGCAAGACCAAAGCGGCAACGAAGTTTGGACGGGCTTTGCCTTTGACCCAGACGATACATTGCCACATTATTTGGACACGACAAACTTAGTTGATGCCGATGACTGGACGATAACGTTTAGTGTGTCGGGCGTAAAAACTGATTTAGGGTGTACTCCTAAATTAGTTTATTCAATCGAAATTGAAGCAGTAGGAGCAAAAGAAGGCAGCACCGAAGGGCTATTGATAAATCGAACCCCGTGGGATTTTGTGATAGCAGACCTAACAATAGCGGCGGCGGCGTGGGGTAGCAATAGCTTTACCTTCAAATTTACGTCCTTAACGGCAGTGCCAGCAGGGGCTGTAATCCCATTGATAGCGGCAGGAATACCTACGACTATCAAATACACATCTATCACAGGAACAGGAGTAACAATTGTCGGAGACTCGCTTGTTGTAGGAGGCACGGCGCTTGCAGCGAATGAAGTCCGAACCGTAACAGGTTCGTTTGACAACGAGAGATCAGTAGCAGGAACTTGCACCATTAAGATAATTGATAGCGTAGAAAGTAATAACACCACATCGGACACTTACACCAGTAAAAACGGAGTGATTTATGAATAACGACCCTATCGTAGAAAGTAATAACACCACATCGGACACTTACACTTACGCATAACCATTAACCAAACCTAAAAAACATACATAAAAAAATGTTTGAACTAATAAACATAAATTACACCCCGCAGCAGACGCGACAATTACTGTTGCAGCCCACATACGACAGTACCGCCGATGCCTTGAACCTTTTTCAGCGTGTGGGGTGGTTCGACGAAGAGGGCAAGTACAAACTCTATCAAGACACCACAAGTCAAAACCTTATCCGATTTGCCAAAAGTTGCAAGCGTACATGGACAAGCCTAACGAATATTTGGGAACGTTGTATCAGTTCGGCACGTGTTGAGGTTGCTATCAAGCAATGTTACGACGAGTTCGAGTGTACGGTGCTTAACGGTTGGGTGAATAACTTGGAACAAGGCGATGCGATTTATTCGGCAGAATTGCGTCAGTACATACTTACGAAAATTCAACAAGGCATAAACCGCGACATTAACCGTGCTATCTTTTTTGGCACGATGGATAGCACCGACCCCGTAGCGGCAGCGAACCCCAATTTCAATTATGCGAACGGACTTTGGACGGTGCATCTGCCTAAATTGGTAGCCGAGAATATTGTGCCTAATGTAGCCACAAGTGCCTCAGCACTAACAAGTGGGCAAGCTGTAACAATATTGCGTGCTATGGCTGCACAAGCCCCGACCGCAATGCGCAGTTTTAGCAACACCGAAAAATCGTTTTTCGTGTCGAGTGCCTTGTACCAAGCTATCCAAGCGGATATTGAAAGCAGCACTTTCAGCGGCGGCTTTGCAACGCAAATATTTACGCCCGGAGGTGTAGCGACAGGACAATTGTACTATCAAGGCATTAAGATTATCGAAATGCCACGTTGGGACGAAATTTTTGCAGCCGACTTTGCAACACCTATTGCTAACTACGGTATCTTAACAATAGATAAAAATATTGCATGGGGTATCAAGTTAGCCGACAGTGGCGCTCAAACCCGTATTTGGACAAGCCAAGATGACGACACCTTACGCGCTGTATCGAAATTCCGTATCGGTTGCGACTATGTGGCAGGCAATATGTTTAGTATTGCGTCACCAGTTGCAGACGTAATTTAATCAATCACCTTTAAAAACCTAAAAATAACATGGGAAGTATAACAATGGCACTTGCGGGGCTTGATTGTTCCGAAAATTGCGCAGGTGGTGTAAGTAAAATTTACGTTGCTAATGCAGGCGATATTGACAGTGTGGTAAAAGATGTTGATGGCGCTGTTACCAGTATTGTAATGGTAGCCACAAAGGTTTTTTACCCCGCCGTTTTCAAGCCGAAGTCTAAACTATTCACCGAAAACACAACTTATAACCCCGACAGTTGCGGAACAGTTGTAACGCAAACCTTAGAAGGTAGTATCGCATGTTGCACACAAGATGGACGTATTTGGTTACAAGAAGCGATAGCCCAAAGTTGTTGCGGTATTGTAATTATTCATACCGAACTTGCAGGCTGTACAATGATTTGGGGCTTAGGTGAAGATTTGGGCGCTTACGTGCTTACATCGGACAAAACAACGGGCAAGAAAATTGAGGACGCAAACGAGCGTGTTGTTAAATTCGAGTGTAAAACCACACCCGCAAACATAGCAACGGAATTTACCGGAACCGTTCCTGTATAATAACCTTACATACCTTTTAACTACAAATAGGGGCGAGCCTAATTAGCCCGCCCTTATTTTTTTACCCCTTATACAACTATGCAAGTCAAAAAACAGTATGAAGATTATGTTATTCATTACATGGTGAAAGGCAATTTGGTTAGCAAGCTACTAAAACAACTTTCACAAAAAGATATAGATACTTTTGTAGCCGCCAAACAGCACCTAAAATATTTTGAGCCAAAAGCAAATGGAAAAGCCAAAACTAAACAAGCCGACTCCGCAAACGACGTCGAAGCCCCAACCGAAAACGAAGCCTAATCTATACGAAGGTATGCACCTAATCACTAACAAGTTAGAGGTTAAGAGTGATGACTTTTTTGTTGAGCGTGAACTTGATATTTTCTCGGGTGTTGAGTATATACCGTTTCGAAGTGCTGATTTTATTGCTGAATTGACCGCCCTAATTTATGTGTCTCCGACCTTATCGGGAGCTATTGAAAAGCTAACAGACTTTACAATTGGGCAAGGGTGGCAGCTACTAAACGAAGCGCAGTCTTTGCAGGTTGGGGCGCCAAAGGCAATTGAATACAGCGAACAGGAAACGGACGCTCTATCGGCATGGCTCGCAGCCCCGCAAAACGCAGCAGGTGAAACCTTGTACGAGGTAGTGAAGAAATTGGTTTTTTCTTATTTCGCCTACGGTAACGCCTTTTGCGAAATTACCAAAACAGGCACAAGTATAAGCATTTATGCGCACGAAACCCGCGACCTGCGACCACAAAAAAGTAACGACCGCATTGTTACGACCTTCGGTTTTTGCAAGCATTGGGATAGCGGCGAGACAGTTGTTAAGATACCAAGATACCCTAATTTGGACGGCGGTACGGCGGTTATTCATTGGTCAAAATACGCACTTAGCCACTATTATTGGGGCTTGCCAAAATGGATAAGTGCAAAGCTTTGGGCTGAATTAGAATACTTGATACCAAAACGAAACATTGCGCACTTCAAAAACGGAATGGTGCCATCGGGCGTACTGCAAATATTTGGAAACATGACCAAACAAGAAGCCGATAAGTACGTGAAAACCATGACCGAGCGTTTTACGGGTACGGATAATGATTTTAAGGTGCTTATCCAAATACTACGTGACCCCGCAAACAAAGCTAATTTCGTGCCTATGTCAAACCCCAAAGAACAGGACGGCGCATTTATGGAACTTGAAAAAATGTGTAAAGAAATGATTTGTACCCCGATGGGCATTAGTACATCACTACTTAGCACGAAGTCAGCGGGCGAGATAGGCGGCAACCAACAACTTAGGAGTGAATTTGAAGCCTTGTATAATACCGTTGTGGCAAAGGTGCAATCAGATGTATTACAAAAAATAGTACAACCGTACCTAAAAGAAGCGGCAACTGTAACCCAAGACGCGATACTAAAATCAGCACTAACCAAAGCGCAATTAGCGTTCATTAATGTTATACCTGTTTCGTTTATGGGCGACCTCAATATTAGTGAAGTTCTAACCCAAAACGAAAAACGCGAGATTGCAGGCTACCCGCCGCTGGACGATATTGTGGCAAGTGGCATAGACGCAATGGACGTATCGGCAACGGCATTTTTAAAAAATATAGCGAAATGGAACAACTAATAAAAGCCCAAGAAGTCGTAAATGGGGGCTATCTAAGGGCTGCCCCTACATCAGTTCGTTTTGATAGTACCCAATTATCGCCTATGATAATTCAAGTAGCGATGCTAAAGCACGTTATCCCGACAATAGGGCAAACGCTTTACGATGCTTTGCTAGCTGCACGAACAGTGCAGGTTGCAAATTATAACGCTTTGCTTGGTACTGTGTATCCTATGTTTCCAAGCAATGCAACCTACGAAACACTTTGGATTGACGGCGGGCTTGAGGCGATGGTATCGTCTGCCGTTATCCTTACATGGCTACCTTACGGAACGATACAAAACAGGTCAGCAGGGCAACAGCAAATCAACACCCAATACTCACAGAATGCCGATATTAAAGGCATTCAGTTTATGACCGACACGCTACAAAACGACCTAAACACGCTAAAAGCAGCAGTAAAAAAATACCTAAACAAGGGCGTTGAATGTTCCGAAAACAGCAAAATAGATAACGAAACCGCACCTTATAATTTTATCATTTATTAACCTTTAAACATGAAAAAGTTTTGGCTTAAAATGGGAGCGATTGCAGTAACGTTGCTCGCCATAATCGGATACCAGTTTTCCGATAGCGGCAAGCTCCCAAACCTTAGCAACTTCGCACAAGGTGTCACTTGTATCAGTTCGGGCAATGTAGTAACAGTATCGGCAGCATCGGGCGAGCAGGTAGTTATTACCTTTGCGAACACAACACGAGGCACAGCAAGCGAGCCGACCGCGATTTTATATTACGAAAAACAGCCGTCGCCGTCCGCAAAAGTTACGCCGCTTTCTTTATTGTCGAATTTGGCAAAGTATCAATTTATTATAAACTTTGCACGTGACTGCGTGCTGCCACATATTCCGTCTAACGTAGATAATCGGCGATAGCGACTTTTGAGGTCGCAACAATAAGTGTAGCCACTACCCGCATTTAACAAGTAGTGGCTATTTTTTTTAAATACAAAACTAATTGTGTAAGCATGGGTAAGATTATTTTTCTTTGCCATGAGACAGATGAAGCTATCGAAATGAAACTAAGAAAGCACTTGAGTGCCTATAATTACTTTGAGTTTCATTCTAACCTAACGCCCACCCCGGGCGAGGATATTCTAAACCTCAAATCGGTATTAAGCATCGCTCATATTGTTATCATTATTTTAAGTGTCGACTTTATGTACGACAACTTTTTAGCCCAATTAAGAAAGCGGGCGATAATAAAATACAAGCAAAACGAAATAGAATTAGTGCAGATTTTGACTCACCACATGTTGATGGAGGAGGTTATAATTTCGGGCGTTAAAACAATTCCCGAGTCGCCATTGGCTACCCACAAAGACCCAGATGCTGCGTATATATTCGTGGTGCAAATAATCATAGATAAAATAGATATTGCGAGGTTAAAAAAAAGAATAAAAGACCTAGAAGATATTCTAAAATCAAAAGACTAAGACAATGCAATGCTTTTTGTCATGTTTCCCGCCGTACCTTAATTGGTACGGCGGTTTTTTTGCTTACATTTGCCCCAAAATAATTGTTCAAAAAAATATTATTAAATTTATGGAAAATAATTTGGATAGTTCGCCAAAAATGGCGAACTTTGCAGCAGAAAAAGAGCAAATGATACAATCACTACTTAATGCCATTATAAGGCACTATGGTTCTTTGGCTGAATTTGAACGGCAACACAATTTGTCCAAAAATCATACTCGGCGAACCATTGAGACCATGCTCCGAAAGATGGAAGCATGGGAGCGTATATTCGGCAAAGTAATCACAATTGAAATACTATGCAACCAACAGCAGCAGCAAACAACACTATCTCCGCCGCCGAAGTCGGACGAAGATTAACTAATGGCGAACAGGGCAAAGCCTTAGCCGAGTTATTAGGCATAAGCGAAACCGCATTTTCAAAACTGAGTAGAAAATACTACCATGCCTACATCACCCAACTAAAAGACGAAGCTGAACAAGCGAAAGCCGAAGCGGTCAAGGCAAAGCAGACCGCAAACCAATTGCAAGGCACCAAAGAGGGATTGCAAAAAAGTTGTGACCGATTGCAAGCCGAGCTAAACCAGTTGCAACAATCCGCAACCAACTTGCAAGCAAAGGGCGAACAGTTGCAAGTAGTGGAAACTAACTTGCAAGCAATGGCAAGTCGATTGCAACAATCGGAAACCAACTTGCAAGAGGTGTCAAGCCGATTGCAAGCAAAGGCAAGTCAGTTGCAAGCAATGGAAACCGAACGCAACCAGATTGCAACTGAATTACAAGCAGCCGAAACTGAACGTAATAGACTTGCAACTGAATTGAAAGCGGTTACGGTTGAGCGTGACGGAATTGCAACCGAATTGCAAGCAGGACGCAAGTCAATTGCGGAGCAACAGGTACTTACTCACCCGCGTTTTCTATTATGGGCAATTATAGGCTTTGAGGGTTACAACGCATGGCAACTGTTTAGCAATATGCAACTGCAAATGTTCCCCTTTTTGATGGCAATGGTGTTCGCGTCTTTTTTCGGTTTAGCATCTGTTACCGCCTTAGCTGCAGGTAATCATAGGTGGGGCGTTTGGGTTTGTGTGGCATCGGCTTTCATATCTAACGCCATACACGCTAATCTTTTTGTGGCTCCAAGCTTGGCAGGTGGGTTTTATACTTTGTTGCCTTGTATACTGGTGTATCTTTTTGCCGATATGTATAAAAATAAAAATACGCTATGAATTTAAGCAATAACGCAATCCTTATAATAGCAGGTCTTTTCCTTTGGCAGGTGATTGGGCTATCCATCGGCAAGCTGTTATTTTTCGTAATGTTTGGACTGGGCTTGGTAGCTGCCAACCGCGACCAGTTACAAGGGTTCCTTTTTTCGGCACAACCCGCAAGCCTGCAAAAGTATTTTGTCCAAACCGCCAAGGGGTTAATGTTAGCCATTACGGACGAAGTTGAAAGACGCAAACAATACACGACCTTTCAAGATGTACCGATGCAAACAGACGACACGCCGCCAAGGTACGGAACAGACCGCAAGGGAAAGATTGAGCCGTACTGGTACGTCGACCAATATCAAATAAAGGATATTTGCGGGATAGGGCAAGAAAGTAGCCTTGTCCGCTCATGGAAAGAGCAATGTAATGAAGCATACATGTACGACCCCCACGTATCGGGGGCGAAGTCGCCAAATCAAAAGCTACATTATAGTATTGAGGCACTAACAAGCCTATCAGTTGAAAACGATTGCCTACTGCCAATAATTGAGGGCATTACTCCATTTTCTTATTGGTACAGGAACGAGGGAGAATGGCAAAAAGGCAGCTACTCCCCTACTGTCGGCTAATGTAGGGTGTCAAAAATGGGTGTCAAAAGGGTGTCAGGGTGTCAAAAATGGCATTTGACATCCCAAAAATCAAAAAATCAAAAAATTAAAACCAAAGAGGAGGGTAAGATGTTAAAGCAAAACATGACCAAAGACGGCATGAATGTATCGCTTAATGGCGGTGGGCTATCTGCAAAAGCCATGAATAACATTCAGATAATGAAGATGCGAGCCGACGCACACAAAGCAGAGGTTGCAAAAAAAGGCGAAACAGGCGAGGTAGATTACCCGAATACCTACCCGCTCACCACAACAAGAAATGTTACTATTGCACTAAAAGGAGATGCAAATAAAATGATGCACGGCGTTGCCGGTGACGCAGAAGTCACAGCCGCAAATATGGCATTCTCCTTGGTAGATAATGTTATGCGACCAATCGGAGCGACCGCGAGCATAGTTGAGGGGGTTGGGGCTGTGCTAAAAAGCATAGCATCAATACCTTATTTGCTTGTATTCTGCTTTTGTTTCGCTTTTTGTCTTACCTTTGCGTTTGGATTTACGCACGGCGAAATAGAGCCGTTCGCAGTGTCTTTTTTCAAATGGGCAGCTCGCCAACTAAATTAGTAAAACATGGTAACGATAACAATCACTCTTGCCGTTCTTGTAATGGCAGTAATTTTTTCGTGCGTTTTCGTTGTTGCGTTCTCAACGTGGCACATGACGAAACGTAAGCAGATAGGAACACAACCACCACCGCCACAATACCAATACATGACACCACCGCCGAGACCTTCGAATATCGAGGAGGCAGAGGTGATAGAAATAAACTAAGAAAACCCGCTTACCAATCAAGGTAAGCGGGTTTTTTGCGTATAAATCTACCGTTTTATTTTGTACAAAAAAAGAGCCATTATTTTACGAAATTCGCAAAAAAACGCCTATTTTTTGCGAAAAATGAAAATTTTCAAAAAAAAACGAAAATAATTGGCTAAAATTTGGACAATTCAAAAATAACGCTGTATCTTTGCACTATGATAGTATCAATTGATACTATCATAGTTTAATAACTAAAAAAAACCAAAAAAATGCCAAAGAAAAGAAGCGAACTGCGAGGCTTAACACGTAGAATAGCAAAGATTTTGGGACTTCGTGAAAACTACATATCTGAAGTACTAAACGAAAAAATACAAGTTTCAGAAAAAAGAGCCGCCGAAGTAGCAGCCGCAAAAATACAAGCCCGTCAAGAAATAGAAACAGACGCAAGGGTTAGAGCTGCAAAAAAAGCCGCAAAAAAACAAATGCTACAAAACGCCTAAAAAAACAAAAACAAAATAATTCACAAACAAAAAAACAATTCACCATGCAAGAACTTACTAAAAAAATAGAAGAGATGTTGCAACGTATCGAGGCATTAGAGCAACGCGCCCACGTTAAGCGCTGGGGCAGAAACCAATTCGACCCCACAGTCATTGAGGTATTTTTTAACAAACTATTAAACAAATAATTCACCATGTACGAAAACGAAACAGTAGACCAGCAAATAAAAGGCGATAATTATCAAGTGCCACTAACTGCTCAAAACATGAATATTGCGCTGCTAATAATGTGCAACGACATAAACGAAAAAAGCCCCAACGCGGCATTTTTCAACAACGGGCGAAAGGATTTTTCAGGATACACAAATCAGCGCAAAAATATTTGCATTGCCCAGGTTGATGTGGTATTGCCGTCTGGTCTTGAAAACTATTCATGTTCGGTACACGAGGTATGGGACAGCGGCAACACGACTTTTATTGTAGAAGCCGACACAGGCAGAACAAGCAAGCTATTTGCAAATCCCATTGATGTAGTCACCTACCTTTCAACGCAGCTAAAAAAATACATTTTATTCTAAAAATAAACAATTCACACAATGAACGAATTACAAATTATTCAGCAGCAAGACCTGCAAGTATTAGACGTAGCAGACGCAGCTAACGCCCTGCAAATGCAAGCATCGGCACAATCATTCGGTTACTTTACACGCGAAATGTGGGAAAAGACCAAGCTAATGAAAGTCCAATTTCGCGGTTTCTATCTAGGTGAAATGGCATTGCCCGTGTTCGTAAAAAAAGAAGGACAGTCGGATGAAGCCGAAGAGTTTGAAGCGAAAAATAACAAATTCTTCAAGGGTGTTTTTGTGACGGTTGCCAAAGACGGCACAATACGCCCATTTGATTTACAGGCAGGCGAATCAACAGACGAGGTGGTAGAGGTTGAGTTCTATTGCATGCAAACGTGCATCATGAAACGCTGCAATGGATTTCGTCAAGGACAAGCAGTGCTAATTGAATACATCGGCAGTATATCTGTTGGACAAAAAGTAATAATGGATTTTAAAATTCAAAAACTAAAATGACAAACACTAGTCTATCAAGTTTACCTAATCTACTATCGCTCGTACCAGTAGATACGGAAATTACAAATCCTCCTACCATAGCTATTAAAAAAAATGTAAAGCCCCAAAAGGGCTTTACATTCTCTAACAAAATTGGCATGGACGATTACCATAACAGTCCCAAGAACGTCTTTCCGAAGAAAATAGGCAGCAGCTCTATAATGACCTACGCCAACGAAAGCGGATTGGCGCTGTGCGAAGAAATACAGGACACCAAGGCAATGAAGACGGGTAGGTTGGTACACGACCTAATAGAGCGGTTTTTCGGGAGAATAAACAAGGCAAAAGGAGCTAATCCTAAGTACAAAAAATACATGGACGAAAGCCTTGCTGAATTTAAGACCTTGGACACGAAAGGCAAGCAATTGCTCGAGGCGGGCAGTTACAGTTCGAAAGCTACCCTAGACTTTCTCCTAAAAGCCTATAATCACCTGACCAACAGCCAAGAGCCAATGATTGATGGAACTTTTGGAGAACAAAAAAACCACGTCAGAGACCTAATGTCTAATTGCGACTTTGTGTCCGAAGAAGACGAGGACATCATACGTGGAGTTGCTGCCGAAATTTTACGCCGAGAAAAATCAGAACCGTTCCTTCACTTGCTACGAAACTGTAAGGCAGAGTACAGTATATTCACGCCCGATGGACTTAAAGCTCGACCAGATTTGCTCGCCATTACCAAAGAAGGTGCAATTCACTGGTCAGTAAAGACCACGCACGATATAGCAGGATTTTCTCGGCTGGTTAGTGGAAAAAATGCGCAACTTGGCTTGCAGGTAGCTCACTACAAAAAGTGTATAGACGGAGCGCTTGGGGTTGATAGCAGTGTTTGTTTTTTGGTTTTTAGCACCAAAAAACCATTCCAAAGTAGACTTATATCCATTCCGAAGGATAGAGTCGAGGCTTGGACAGATAAATACAACGAAAAACTAGAAAGCCTTGTGCTTGAAATAAAAAATGGACTCAAGGGATATGAGGCATTTTCTGCCGAAGGATATTATGGCGTGGAAATTATTTAATTACAATCAACAATAGGAGCCTAACCGCCCACCCCAAAGAGTTTGCCATTACAATTGGCACTTTGCTAATACTGTTCTTAATCCTTAACATTACATAATGAGCCTAACAGTTAGAACAGTCCCGACCGATTGGCTTTGCGAACTTTTTACTTGCCAAATCTGCAAAAAGCAGATACAAAAGGGCGATAAAATAATACGTGACTATCAAGGCGGGGAGGATAATTGGCTACACGTTACCTGTTGGAACGAGGCTTGGCACAAACACATGGAGAAGCATAAACTACGACAATATGAGCAAAATTAGCTACGAAAATATCAAGCGTACCGAAGCCGTAATTAACGGTCAAGAGTACAAATTCAGGTCACAAGCCGAGTTCCGGTACGCTTGTTATTTGTGCCACCTGCAAGAACAGGGCAAGATTAAGCAATGGAAACACGAACCTAAACGGTTTGGTTTTTCAGTCTGCAAATCTGCCATTGTGAAAAGCTACCTGCCAGACTTTTGGCTGTATTACCCAAACGGCACTCACGCATGGGTAGAGGTCAAGGGGAGAAAGGACGCAAAGAGCAGGCAGCAGTTACGCCTGTTTCAGGCTCAATACCCAAGCGAAATACTACATCTTTTAACCACCAGCTCACCCGACTTTTTACGGCGTGCCTTGATTGGGCGGTTGTGGGCTGAAAAAAACAA